TTTAACGATTTGGTCCAATCTATTTGCAAATACAAGTTTAGCACTTTGTACTTGGTCTAGTTGAAAGTAAAGCTGTTCTTCTTTACTTTTTAAATCTTCTAATTGCTTTTCAAAATATTCCTTTTGAACATCTACAGGTATTTCCTGTTGTTGTTTAGCTTCTTTAGACATAATTTCTCCTTATAATTAAAGTATTAATGATAGCATAATTATAGAGAATTGATATCAAACGAATTGTCAGCTTTTGCTTTGTTTTGCGGATTCTCTTGTAAATTAACATATCTATTAAAAGAATTTTGGTATACATGATCTGGATATAGTCCTTGTATTTGTTCTTTTGTCCATTCATTTAATGGCTTTACACAATCATTCATTTTGCAATTATAAATAAAAACATATTCTTTTTTATATTTGTCATTTGAAAATGCACCTGTTATTTCCCAGTAATAAACATTATTAGTATTTTCTTCTACTGTTGGCACAGCTTTAACTACATTACTCATTATAATAACTCCTTAAGCCTTGCAACTTCTGATGAAAGTTCTTGTACAGCTTTTACTAATACAGGAACTAATTTACCATATGAAGCTTCTAACTTATCAGGATTCTCTTTTAATACTAAATTTGCATAGTCTGCAATATTGTATTCATCTTGTACGCTATCTAAGTCTTGAGCTATAAATCCTATATCTTTAGCTCCTTCCATAGAACCATCTCTTCTTGACCAATCAAACTTAACAGGATTAAGTGCATTAATAAAATCTAAACCTACTGGTAAATCTTCTATATTAGACTTATCTCTTTTATCTGATAATGATGATATGGTTGTAACATTACATCTCAAAGCTGTTATGTTTGCATCTCCTAACGTAATTTCATTATCTACTGTTATAGTTGAAGGCTGGGCATTAAAACCAATAGATATAGTATTATCTGATGTAGTTTGATTTGTACCTGCATCTTTACCCACAGCAACGCAATTACTACCTAAGTGTGCATCAAGCGACCTATGTCCTATAGATACGTTATTGTTTCCTGTTAAATTAGCAGAAAGTGCAAATGAACCATTAGCTACGTTATATTGACCTGTTGTTAAGTTAGAAGAACACAAAGCACCAACAGCTGTATTTTCTCCACTACCGCCAT